TTATCATTATTTAAATCGAAGCTAGTAAATCCAATTGTTTTTCCTTCGTCATTAAGAAGCATCACGCACTCACCTTTAATAACTTTATAATGTAAGTTAGTTAGTTTTACAAAAAAGTGTTGATTATCAAAGAATAATAATTTTTTATCTTCTTCAGACATTTGACCAAACATTTCAATAACTTTATATAAGTCAGGGTGGCTGCTGTAATGTATCATCCGATGTTAGGATCCCATCCACCGTCATCATCCTCATAAGGATTTTCAGGTTCTTGTGTTACTTCTTCATAATCAACGTCTCCATCAAAATCAACGTAGTTGTCTGTATTAGTAGGCGTATCAACAACTATATTTTTTTCTTTAGAAGTTACTACAATTTTGTTGGCTTTACAATTTGTACATAAGAAGATATCAATAATTTTATTTAAACCTTCTATTTTACTTAACAACAAACTAAATCTAGTACCTTCGCATTTATCACATCTTAGCGGTTTTGACATCTTTACCTGGGTCCTCCTCTTTGACTTCTTTGGCTAAGTCTTCAATAAAGCGCTTGTGATCAGCAGCTTCATCAGGTTTCATTTCAGTAACAAGCGTTTGTTGATGTTTAATAGCCTCGCTAATAAATTCAATATCAGGAAATAAATCTTTTAAAGTGTTATTAAACACATCTGAGATTGCTTGATAAATGGCTTTACGGGTAACATATAATGCGTTATCGTTTTTTTCATCTTTAAAAATATAAGCTTTGGCCTCGACTTCAGCTTTAGTTGCTGGACGTAATACAGGTAAGTCTGCTAGAATTGCAGTCAAACCAACTTTGACACTACTAAGCATAACGTTTAAATATGGTTTAATATCAGTCATCACACCACGTTTTTGTTTAGGAACAATACGTGCTTCTAGCTCACCTTTAATCATATCTGCAGCGAATGAGATTTTAATTACGTCAGTCTTTTTTGGCATAAAGCCTCCTTGGTTTTCTTAAGTATATCATACCATATAAAAAACACAAGATGTGTATATCTTGTGTTCTTTGTGTAAACTTTTACAATTGTCTACTTAAACCCTTGTCCCATACCAGGATCTTGTTGAATCGCATTCTTTTCTTCGATTAAGATAGTAATTGCTTGTTGGGCTGCTTGTTCTTCAGATAATCCTTGTGATAGTAATCGGCTGAATATAGAAGCAAAGTTGGTAAGATCAGCTACTAAAGTTTCTGCTGTACTATCTTGTTGTTCTTTTTCAAGACGTTGTAAGAATAAGTCTTTTTGTGGGAAGTCTGAGTACTTGACTAAATCTTGTGGAGTAATGATTTGTGGTTTAATTTGATACTGTGCTTGCATCTCATAGAGTGCTTTAGCTGAATCAAACAAGTTGGCTTGGTTCATTGGAAGCAATGTTGATGCTGCAATATTATAGTCAAATTTCATACCTCGTGCTCTTAACTCATTAAACTGTATCGTACTTTGATCAACAACACGATTAGTTCCTGTGGCTGATAGTTTAGGCACAATATAAGATTTTTCACCACCATAAGCAAAGTAGTATTCAAGTACTAACTTAGTTAAGTCTTCACAAAACTCTTCAAGTAGTGTGATACGGCTGTTATCGGTTAACATAGTTACACGTGCTTGAAATGCTTGAGTTGCGCCAGTTGTTTGAATACTATTTGTCATACGACCTTTATAGTAAGGGTCAACACCTGTAACTTGAAAAATTGAATTTTCTAAACGTTGTTTGATATTACCTAAGTCAGGAATAACTGGAACGTCAACATAGTAAACTAAGTTACGTGGGTCGCCTTTAGTCTCAAAAGAAGCTCCTGGAGTGCCACCGTAGTCAGCAAAGGAGCGCATATTAATACGTCCATCTGTATTAACAAATCGCACCCGATTAAGTACACGATAAGGTTGAGTTGCTTCCATAGAGTCTAGCATGTTAAGAGCAATAACAGTGTTAAGAACTTTATTTAATTTTGAATTTCCATAAGGATTTGCATCTGGGCGTTGAGGACTATAACAAACAATAGGAAAACGTTTAAGTGGAATGTTTAAGTTTTCATAGATAATCGTATCTTCGTTAAGCATAAAGATTTGATCGATTGTTCCTTTCTCATTACGAATAAAACATTCAATAAGAGAAACTACTTTATTATCAGTAACTACTTGGTTTGCATCCACATTTGCATTAGGAATTTTTTGATTAAGTGGATCCTTAGGAATACCATAAGATCCATAACCACCTAATTTATTTTGAGCAGTTTTATCTGTAAGACCGCCTTTGTTAGTTTTAATAAACTGTTCAACAGCTTCTTTAAAGTTAGGATTAGTTACAAGTGTATAAACATTAACGGCTCTTTCAATAAAAATAGCTTCACCGTTTTTATATGAATCTACGCTTGGATCAAAGTAAAGTTCATCAGGAGACAATGCTTTAAGTTTAATATGATTATCAGTAGCATCCCAGTCTACACGCATCGCTCCTAAATTATACAACTCTGCGTTTTCACCGACATGTAAAAATTTATTTTTCATTCCCCAACGATTCCAGTTGTATGCAATAAACGCATTAAGATCTTGCACAGTTTTTTCATCTTTAGCAAAACGTGGAGTAATAGTACCAATAAAAGCACCGCTATAAATAGAGTTCATGTACCCTTGAACAACATATTCTAGATAGTTCCAGTCAGGTGTAATAGAATATTCTTTTAAATTTTTTTTAAATAAAGTCCAAAATTCACCTTTATATAAAGAACGAATAAGACGCCATTCACTTAAAATCCCTTGTTTGTAAGCACGATATTCATCAAACATTTGTTTAATACGAAAAACATCGTAAGTAAATTTCTTTGCCATTAATTCTTACCGTCCTTTACTTCAACACCTGTCATAATTTCCTGAAGTGTTTTGTCTAAAGCATCTTTTGTTTTTTGTGTACTAGCAATAATTGCGTCTTCAATTTGTTTTAAACGAATACGTTCTTTTTTTTCTAATTCTTTTTTTTGTTGTTCACTTAATTCTTCTTGTGCTTCTTCTGGATTTTCGGCTAATGTATTGTGTTGAGCTGCTTCAATAATTGCTTGAACAGGTCCACTAATGTCTCCATCGTTGTCTGGTTCTTTACTTCGGGATCCACGCACTGAGCGGTTTGTGGAAATCTTCTTCGTCGGTTTTTTCAGAATCTTCATCAAAAACACTGCTTGCAGTGATAACGCTGCTGCCACCAGTATAAGTGATATTGCTATTAAAGCCATCAGAATTTCCATTGTTTGTGTTCTCCTTTAATGGGTCATAGTATTTTGCAGTCTTTTTAATTATAGCACTCTTTTGTTTATCATGAACGAAACTTTTACCACTTGGTAAAAATACATTAAGTCTAAGTTCTTGTAAATTATGTGGGAGTTCTACGACAATAAACTCTAAAGCTGTAATCCCATGGTCTCGTCCGTCTTCAGGTTTAGCAGTAGGTGCTCCACTTTTATCTAATAGGAACTTATAGTTTAATGCTTCGTCAATTAAAAACTCACAAGTAGAATACACTTCAACTTGGTTGTGATTAAGTAATGAGTTCATTTTGATAATACGTGCATCGTGACTTGCAAAAGATGGTTCAAAGTATAAACCTTCGTCTTCAAACATGCTGCCAATAGTTACCAAGTTACTTTCACGTTTACTGTAGCTACGTCCGTCAAACTTAGGCATCATGAGTAATCCGTCTAAATCCGTACCATTGATCTTGGTTTCTTTACGGTACTCTTTAGCAATAGTTTTAATGTCAGAGTTATTAATACGTAACTCATCATAAACATATAACTTCTTTGTTTCAGTAGAAAATGCACTATAAACAATATGTGTAGGATCATTAATTCCATAGTCTACCCCGATGAGGTAATACAATACACGTTTACCACTTTCATCAAATGCTCTTGGTAATGGGTGTGGTGGTACAATGCAAATACCAAAGTTTGGAAATACTAAGTTACTTGAGAAGTTAAACGAACCTTTATAGAACTGTTGAATATACGCTTGAGACTTACCACGTGTCTGTTCTTCTTCGTATGTTGCTGGTAGAAACGGGTTAGCACTTGTAGAAATAATCTGTGTATACTTTTGTGGATCACGTTCTTTATTAAACTTATAACCCTCGTTATACGCGTCTCCATAAAACTCTACTGTTGCAGAATCTAAAAGAAACTTTGATTTAACCCAACCAGAATCTGGGTTTGTTTCTAGATTAATGTGACGTGCGTCGACTCGATATTTGGGTTTATATACTTGTTGATTTGGATCCCATTGCATTTTAGGTTGTCCGTTTTCATCTGTTTCAGGAATCATTGCGGCTGTATTACGAATACGAGATTGCAACATGGTGAATCCAGCAAACTGTACATCTGAGGATTCAACAATCACAGCCATCGTTAAGTTAATAGATTTAAGTTTTGTTTCATCATCGAATGATCTAAACAAGATTTCAGAACCATTGGTTAATTGAAGTTCATGCTTTTGATCGTTTTTACGTCTCACTAGTTTTTCTGGAAAGATACTGTAGAATTCTTTAACAAAAGTTGCTTCAAGGGCTGGATACGTACGTGCAGTTACTGCAACACGTGCATTTGTAATTAACATAATATGTTTGATTACATCTTCAATATTAGCGCGTGACTTACCAGAACCATAACCACCAGCTGTCATTTTATAACGTTCACGTCTACGTAAGAACATAGCTTGGTATGCTGTAGGTTTAAACGTATTAATCAATGTTCCACATTGTGGGCATTCTTTAAATGTTAAACTTTCACTACCATTAATTGCTTTAGCTGGTACTAAAGGTTTATTACAACGTGGACAATGTTGTATGTTATCTACACGAATAACTTGTGGCTTCGCTTCTTCAAGAGAAGGTACAAGTGCAGGTTGAACAACGTCAAATACTTCTCCAGTATCTTGATCTATGAAACGTTGCGTATCAATAATTGACTTCGGCATATTATAATCCTGGCTTTTTGTTTTCAGGTACGTTAGGCAAAAACTCAGCTTCTTCTGAAGTTAATGGTGTTTGAATATAAATATATTGAACAGGTGTAGCAAAACTAGGACGATGATCATCACGGTATTTAATCGCAGCGTTTAGTTTAGTTGCGTCTGCCATGCCAACATGTACACCGTCTTTCATATACTTGTTAACAATAATACCTGCTTGTGTATAAATAACACGATCAATATAATCTTGGACGCGGCTATCTGCTAAAAACATTTGCCAGTCATGATACGTTGTATTTTGCCCAATAACTGTAGCAAGTTCATGTGGGTTAGAAATAAAAAGTTTGTCATATGCCATTGGCACACTTTCTGCAAAGTTCCAGAGATTAACTAAATGTAATAATTTAACTTCTGTTTTTGTAAATTGTTCTAACGGAATCATAACTTACCTTTCAAGTGGGGTAGATTTATAGATACTCCCCTACGATTTGATTCCAAAATTAATGGAACCTTATGTCTATAGTATACATCTTTAACTTTATGCATACGATAAAGATTAAAGTTTTCTGCAGGATAAAATCGAGTAAGATTAATTACTTCTTTTCGTGCTTCAGCTAGTGTTGTAAAAAATAGTTCATGTGTACGTACACCTTGTTTTCTAACAAGTACAGCTCCATTAACTGTACCTTCTTTATAATTAATACCTGTAATACCTTTTAAATTATTAAGACCATTATGGGTTTCAATATCTTTTATATCTTTAAGATTTACAAAAAGATGTTGAAAAGTAGAACGTAAGTAAACTAACGTATACTTTTTAAACTCTTGAATAATCCATTCATAACCTTCTTTAGTTAAATAAAGTTTGTGGTTATTATAAATACTTACATCATTATTATCTAAAGTAAAAGGCAATTTTGAATGCAGTGCATAGGCTTTAAGCACAACACCAATATTGCCTTCTTTAAGTGGATACTTCCTAATTTTTTCAGGAGTTAATATACCAACGTTAATACATTGGTCTATGTATTTGTCTACTAAATCTTTCATTACATTCCAGAGATTGCTTCGTCTAATGCTGCCATTTGAGCTGCATCATCTTCAGTGTTTTCTTCTGCAACAGGTTCTGGTTCTGGTGCAGTTACTGCTCCTGCTGAAATAGTCATAGCACTTTCAGTCAATTCAGTAACAGTCATTCCCATAGAATTAATCATGTTTAAAATTTCAATAAGTTGCATTTTATCCATTTCACCGACTTCTACAGATAACATACCTTGATCAGCCATTTCTTCATAGCCAATATTCATGGTTTGTAATTGAGAAATAATTTCTTCAAACATTTTATTTACCTCCTTTTTCAATCATGTTATGTAGGATCGTACGATAGGGTTCTGCCACCATTTCCATATCCTGCATATGGATATCATAGTGACCATTTTTAATTAACTCAGCGTGATACATAAACTTACCAAACGCATCGTCATACTCAGGGATATACTTACGTGCAAACAATTCAATTTCTAATCCTAAGGTTTCATTTGGTTTTGAGTTAGTAGTTTCTTGTTCAGGATATGGTAGTTCCATTTCCATTTCGATTTCAATCGGAGCTTCCATTTCTACGCCCATCGTTTCAGGATAGACATATAAGTATTGTTCATCAACAGAGTATTGAACTTGTTTATCTTCAAGGTGATCCATCATTGATAACATTAACATTTGATCAACGTCAGATAAATCAACCACGATTTTTTCTGGCCATTGTTCATACATGACGTTCATGTCATCTAACATCATCATGAATTCGTTACAGTTAGTATCATAGTGCATAGATCATCCTCCTCACTTTTTTAGTATATCACAACTTTTCTTTAAGCAAATTAAATTCTACATCTACAAGTATACTACCAATACGAATAAACTTTTCACACATCTCTTTAAGATGTTGTAGATCTTCATCATTGTTAACTAAGAAGTAGCGATGTGGGTTTGATGCACGCAGATATTCTTCCCACCATCTTTGAAGTGGTGTAAGGTCGTAATAACTCGTCCCTTTAAACTCAACGTAAATTGTACCGCCACCTTTAGGTAATTGTAAAAACCTGTCAGGAAAACCTTTAGAGGTCATGACAGGTCCTTTGATGGCAACAATCTGTTTAGACTGACACCACTTTACAAAATCAGTTTCAAGTCGTTTTTCTACTGTGCTCACTATTCAATGATACCATTTTTTCTTAAGGTATCAATAGTGCCTTTGTACAAATCACGTTGTTCTTCTAAATGGAGGTTATCTGTTTTAAGATCTCGGATTTGTTTACTGGCATTATTTAGTACAGCAAACATCATGAGGAACAAGTCGCGTGTAATGACGTGTGCCCGTTCACCTGCGCTATTAATAAACTGGTTACCGTAGTTAGCACGTGTACCTTTTTCTACAATACAGTACCGACGCTTGTTACTGTTGGCGACTGAAGTCTCACACTCCATTAGTTGAAATGTCGTCGCATCAAGGGTAACCTTTTCAGAACCAGGCTTGGAAACTACCATCCCTACAATGGCAGCTCCAATTGGAGTCTTCGCTTGTTCAGGATTAATTGCAGCGTTATCTAAAGTTGCATTACGCTTTTCTTCAGTCACTTGTTTGATACGTGCGTTGATATCATTAAACGGCATATTATTTTTTCTCCTTGTTCTTCACATCTTCGATTGATTTTTTAATTTCATACTTTTCGTACTTATCTTGTGTGTCATCAACAAGCTCTCTTACATAAACTGCTCCAACTACAATGAGCACTAGGAACACACTAAATAAAATTAACGGCCA